CCTGCCATTTCGACGCCACCAGCAGCCATTGCGGGTGTCTTCACTTGGGGTCCTGTAAATGATCCAGTTCTTGTAACTTCGGAAACAGAACTCGTCGGCCGCTTTGGGAAACCAAATGCTGACAACTATGAGACGTTCTTCACTGCAGCAGATTACTTAGCATATGCCAATGCGTTGTATGTTGCTCGCGCTGACGACGGGTCAACAAAAGCATCAGCGAACTCTAGCAGCGGAACAGATATTTTTGAAGCAAAATATCAGGGTGCACTTGGAGATTCAATCAGAGTTGCTTATACTAATACCGGTGGACATACTGACGCAGCATTTGCTGTTGGAGATATTCTACAAAACGAAACCTATTATGTAGGTCATGCAAACTCAGCAGTTTCTGCGGATGCACAAACATTTTCATTCAACTCTGCATCCATTGCGTTCCAAGTTTCAGCAGCTAAGAAGCTTGCTGACGGTGCGATTACCACTGGTGATATTTTAAACATCGGTAACAATACAGTTGGATACCAAGATTTAAAGGTTGCTACATTTACAGAGTCATCAATCGACGCAAATGGTGCAGTTACAGCTGTTGCAAATAATGTCGTAGGATATGACTATACGATAGCATTTGATGGCGGAAAATATCTATTATCAGAATCAAATCCAAGTAAAATTAAAATTACTAAAAAATGGTTATATAACGGATACTTTAATTCAGCTCCGGAAGCTAATCGTGCACACATTGCTGTCGTTGACAGAGATGGAAAAATCACAGGTGCAGCAGATACTGTTATTGAATTATATGAAAACGTATCTACAGATAGTACTGCAAGATCGGAAAATGGCGACGACAAATACTGGAAAACAGTTATTGAAAATCAATCAAGCTGGGTTTCAGTTAAATCTGCGGCAAATAATACAGTTATTGCATCACAAGGTGCTCGCTACGAAGATTTTGATGGAACACCTTCAGCAGACGCTACATCCGAAACTAATGCAACTATTGCAAATATCGGTCCTGCATATGACACATTTAAAAATGCTAATGAAATCGATGTTAGCATGGTTTTAACTGGCAAATCAGATGAATTTGCTCAAACAGCAAACTATGCAATTTCTAACATTGGTGAATATAGAAAAGATTGTGTTGTATTCTGCTCACCACATAAAGAAGCTACAGTAAGTGTTTCATCTACTGGCGATCAGCTAGATAATGTTATTGCATATCGTAATAACGTTCAAAACTCATCATATTCGTTTATCGATAGCGGATATAAGTATCGTTACGACAAATATAACGATCTATATCGTTGGACTCCATTAAACGGCGACATGGCAGGTCTTGCATCTCGTGTTGAAGTATGGGAATCTCCAGCTGGATACAGAAAAGGTGTAATTAAGAACGTTATTAAGCTAGCATACAATCCTAGTAAAGCTCACAGAGATGCTCTTTATAGCGTAGACGTTAACCCAGTAATGGCTCAAGCAGGTCAAGGTATTCTCCTGTTTGGCGATAAAACAGGTTACGGTGTAGAAAGTGCATTTAATAGATTGAATGTACGTAGATTGTTTATTGCGGTAGAAAAAGCAATTGCAACAGCGGCACAAGGGTTCCTATTTGAACTTAACGACGATTTCACTCAGTCGCAATTCAGAAATATTGTAGATCCATTCTTGAGAGATATTCAAGGAAGACGTGGTATCATTGATTATAGAGTTATTTCAGACTCAACAGTCAATACTCCTGCGGTCGTAGATCAAAACAAATTCAGAGCAAACATCTACATCCAGCCTGCACGTTCTATCAACGTTATCGAACTTACATTCGTGGCTACAAGAACTGGCGTAGAGTTTGACGAAATTGTTGGATCAATTAGGTAATAAATAGATTCAAAAAGGAGAATAAAACATGGCATTTAATATCAATCAGTTCAAATCAGAACTCGTTGGTGGCGGTGCACGTCCTACGCTCTTCCAAGTTCAAATTACCAACCCAGTTGCTCCGGAAGCTGACTTCAAAGTACCATTTATGGTTAATGCTGCTCAGCTTCCTGGCTCGGAACTTGGTTCGTACGTCTTACCATACTTTGGCCGCCAGGTCAAATACGCGGGTGACAGAACTTTTAGTCCTTGGACGGTCACAGTAATCAACGATGAAGATTTTGCTATTAGAAACGCAATGGAAGCGTGGAGTAACTTTATTAACTCACACGACGCCAAC